CAAACACGTCCGCACCTGACCAAGCCGTATCTTCAATTGGAATAAACACATCTGAAACCATAGGTGTACCAGCTATTGCTCAGGTCATTTCGCCTGTGGGAATAGACACATCAGGAAATGTTGGATTTCATAATGTAACTCTTAATCTTGCTCCACAAGGAATTACTAGTTTCGAGGCTTTTGGTAGTCCTCAAGTAATTCAAAATCTCGTCACAGCGAGTATCGCCTCGACAGACTCGGTTGGCTTCCCCAGCATCGCTCAAGTAACCACCATAGCACCGAATGCAATAAACTCCGCAGAAGCTCTTGGTAATGTCAATGTTGTCCAAGTCGTTGCTCCGCAAGGTATAGGTACTTCTGAATCCTTTGGCGTTCCTGCTCTATCATTAAACGTTGCCACAACCGGAATTCAATCGCAAGAAGCCTTTGGCTCACCGACTGTTGCGAATGTATCAACGGTTGCACCTGTGGGGATTCCTCCACAGGGGGCTGTTGGTCAGCCATCTATAACTCTCAATATTTCTCTAAATGGGATATCTTCTCAAGAAGTTTTTGGTCTTCCGGTAACAACATTAACTCTTTCGCCCACCGGTATACCAACGCTAGAGACTTTCGGCGTTCCAGCCGTTTCAAATGTAACAACAATTGCGCCAACAGGAGTTTCTTCGCAAGAAGCTCTTGGTCAGATTGCTGTATCATTTACTGTTCTTCCTCAGGGTATACCCAGCACTGCTCAGTTCGGGACCATTCAAACAACTTTAACTGTTTCTCCGGTAGGAATCCCTTCCGTTGAAATTTTAGGTACTGCAACGGTTCAGAATGTAACAACCATTGCTCCGATTGGGATTCCGGCGCAAGAGCGTCTAGGAATTCCAGGTATTTCTCTGAGTATTTCTCCAACTGCTGTTTCGACAAACGAGACATTTGGCAACCCCTCACTTACAACTGGCGTCGTATCCATCGCTCCTGTGGGAATCGGCACACAGGAAGCCTTCGGCATACCATCGGTTTCTCAGGTAACCACAATATTCCCATTTGGGGTGTCAACTCAAGAACGCCTCGGGCTTCCAAGCGTATCACTGAACCTAACACCAATTGGGATTTCTTCAAATGAATCACTAGGTAGCCCTTCCATAACGACGGGCGCTGTCACCGTTCAAGCTTATGGAATTCCAGCACAAACACAATTTGGTTCGTTCACGGTAACATCAACGGGTCCTGGATTCGTTGTTATTACATACGGTATCCCAACCTCTTCGGCTGTGGGATTCCCCAACATATACCGCGCGCCGGATGTTGAGGTTTCAATACTTGGAAAGCCAATTAATGTGGTAATGCCTGGTGATGTTGTAAATCCTACAGTTAGCATCCAAACCATAGCATCCACAATCCCAACAGATGTTGTTAATATTGAGGTGGCAACTGCTCAGGCTCCGTAATATCTTCCAAAACAAGCTTAACTCGCTTGCCTGCTGCTCTTGCATAACTCATAAATGTATAAAGTTTGATATTGTGTTTCATAAGCTCTATGGCAGATACACCCCCCTGTGTGGTGCCTATTTCTTTAGCTAGTTCGCGTTGGCTTATACCTGACTCTTTTCTTTGCTTAGTCAAAGCAACTAATGCATCTGCTACTTCCTTATGATCTTCTATCCATTCATAGCTTATCACGAAGCTTCCTTAACATGTCATCGTGCCATTTTGGTTCGGTATTTCCTCTGTACGTCAAAAGCACGCGAAGTGCATCCATCGCGTGCTTCTGTCCTGGTTTCCACAGACCAAGAGCCTTTATCTTATCATCTGTCCAAAATGATTTTGCGGTTGCTGGAAGCATAGTGCTTGTTGGCACGTCGTGTTGCTGAGCCCAAAGTCGAAGAACTCCAATGACCTGAAGACTATAAAGTTCTGTGTTTATGATTTGTGGTCTATGTTTAAAATCTTCATAAACGATAAAGGTAGGATTTCGAAAACTCAAAAAGTCATATATGCCTTTTAAGCTTTCCGAAAGATGACCGAATTGATACGTTTCTCTCATTGTCATGGCATAACCAGTTGTTAAGCCAGGATCAAAACTAATGATCATCTCTTTCTTCTGTCGGCTCTGTTAGGAATAACAACAGTTTTCTCTTCTTCAATTACATCAGGTTGTTTAGGGTAAAGAGCGAAATAGATATTTAGCAATGATTGTCTAGCGTCATCCATGGTAATGTTGGATTTGGTAGCTAGTTCTTTAGCCAATAATTCTAGCTGTTGTTCGTTAATAAGCAATCTATTCATAACTTCTCCACACTTACTCTCCAAGCATACTTGTTTAGTTGCTTTACTTCCGAACATACAGCAATAAATGCAGCACCCCAATCGAGAACGCCTTCATTAGTATCAGTACAAACGACCATGACCTCTTGTCCAAGGGTGAATTCTTTTGCATAACCCTCGGTTACAAGGCCAAAAATTCTTGGGTAATTGTTTTGATCCCATTCGATTACTGGCCATTTCTTCATGTGTCCGTTTTATCCTTGGTTAGGGTCGTCGAGGACGGCTCAATTAAAAGCGTCTCTAGCCTGGCCCTAGCCCTGAGCAGGCGATTAATTCGAACATCGAGTCGAGTCACCGCACGACGCAAGATCGTTTGGTGAACTCGTTCGTCATCTTCTTTGGTCACTTATCTAACTCACCAGACTTTATGGTGTCGATGAAATTTGCAAAAACATCCTTAGGAAATGCGAGAGTACCTTTGTCACGGTTCTTAGTATCACGAATGAACACGGTGTCGGTTGTGTTTTTTGGTTCGAAACAGTTTCCATTGCCCATCGACCGGCGAGGCTTGCGCCAACCAACCTCGGACTGCGTCGAGGTAGCGGTCGAGAAGGTAGATTTAACCCAAGTTATTGTCATTAGATTCTTCTTTCTTCTTTCGATACGCATCGGCGAAATGCTTACCTATCCAACCAACCAAAACACTTACTAGTGCAGTTGTCACTGTCTGTGGAACGTAGTGCACGAATAACCACGTTATAGTTGGACCGTTATGTGTGGAAAAGAAAAGCTCTAATCCCACAGTCCACAAGACAGCCGTGACCATGAGGAGAATTTTCCACCAAGATTTATTCATGTTTCTCCTCTGTACCAAAATACTTTACATCTACAATTTCTCCAGACAGATCAGGATATCTTTCCTTAAGTTCATGCAAAAGTATTTCAGCTAAGGTGAAGGCGCTTTGCTCAGAAGCAACAGGACCAACAAAGAAGTCATCATTATGCCAGCTAACAAATGCTACGTATCCACTTGTCGGACAATTGTAGCCTTCCCACCCAATTTTCATTGTTTTCGCCATTGCATCACTTACTCCTTATAAGAAAGTTCCAAACCTAATATTTTTAGAACTCCATCGTATTCAAATCTTATATTGAAGTCCTTTCCTCCTTCTTTTATCCATTTTTGTCTCATAAAGTAAAGCACGCTAGTAATAATTTCTTTTGGTTCGTAAGCTCTTTCTATCGACAAATCACTCCACGAACCAACAATCCATTGGGTAGTTTTTGTATCATAGATCTTTATCTCTGTTGAGGCCAAAAAAGGATTATGCCATACGTCATATGCTAACGTCAAGATTAACTCCTATTAGTCGGCTCTCCTAGCACTCTTGCTAGCCGTATTCTATTTTTATGATTAAGATTGTAACACCTAAGATCTTGGACATTGGTCGGAGGAACGTGGAAAACCTCCTCACCACCATCCATGACCCATTCTTCGCCAAACTTCCCTGGCCACTTCTTCTCGATCCACAGCCAAATACGAAGTGTTGGCCTTTCGTACAGGTGATGGTAAGCCCATGCTACGAGGAAGTTAAAGATTGGTTGCGTATAAGTATCGGTGTAAGGGGTAACGGTTTCTCTTTCCCAAATTTCGCCACGTTCTTTGAGAGTTAAGCGCATTTTATCGTGGCCCCCAGTTCGTAAACATCTCAATTTGTGCTTGCTCTAAAGTCATTGTTCCATTGCACACCTTTAGATGATCCGCGTTTTCACGGACATCTTTCTTTTTAGCCTCAGCTATTGGTTCGGGCCACAGGTTGTGTGCGTCAATTGGATTACCACCAAGCTCTAACGGAATCCAATGATCTTCTTCGTAATGGCTTAGATCTTGATCGGATTTACCCACTAGTTGTTGTTTCTTAAGGTTCGTGGTGTAAGATGATGGTGGCCGGATTGTGTCTGTGTATCCTGGTTTGCAAATGTTATCTTTGATGTTGTTCTGCTTAACTGCAGGATTGAGCATGTAGGATGGAATGTAAACTGGACCTGCTACCGAAGTTGAATTGCTTGGTTCTTCACTACTCGGCATGATGGATTCACTCGGATCGACAAACCGACCATGTGCACAGCCAGCTAACAATAGTACCGATACTAGGAAAATTCGTCTCACAGTTCTCCCCATCGGAAACCAGTTGTCATGTCAATTTCGAACGGAACGTAATCTGTGAATTCACGTGCTGAATCAAGCATGGCTGTTCGTACCAACTCGGCCGTTCGATCAACGTTACGTTTATTACATTCGAAGATAAGCGCGTCGTGAATGGTAAGACGTATAGTAGCAAGATCAGCCAGGTGAGATGACACGTTACACAAAGCCGTGAGGCAAATATCACTGGCAATACTCTGCGGCAAGAAGGACAATGCCTCATTGAGCACGTCCTTCCTGTTTCGATCAGTAATAAGCCAAAAAGATCTTTTACGTCCATAAGGCGTCGTCAGATCCCCTCCGGACAATACGTTATGTTTTATCTTTGCTTGCCATGCAACGACTCCAGGAATAAGGGCGTTGAACTCGCGCATCATTGCTGAAGTTTCCCGAACACTCATCTCTAATCCATGATCCAGATGTAATGCTCTTGCAATAGAAGCCGCTTCTCGGCCGTACGCATTGCCGTAGAATATGGACTTCATAGTAACGCGTTGCTCTTTTCCCCACTTGCCTTCCCCGAAGATATCGTTGCATAGCTCGTTGAAGATGTCCCGAGACGGATCGCAGAAGATACCTCTTAAGTATTCGTCTTTAGCGAGTGTTGCGATAACACGTCCCTCAGCTTGCTTATAATCAAGCTGCACGAGGACGTTATCTTCGCTGGTGGCGGTGAATTGGTTTCGGATATATTTTTCCCGGACGACATTTTGTAGATTCGGATCTCGACTAGAAAGTCGTCCGGAAGTCGTTCCGTGGAGCAAATAAGTAGTGTAGACTTTTCCTCGATATACCCTTTTGGCAAGACCTTTGACGTACGTGCCATAAAGTTTGGCTCGCTTTCGATGAAGAAGTAGTTGTTCGGTAAATTCCAAAACTTCGCCGTCAATCTTTTCGGATAACTCCTTCAGAAAGTCAGCGTTAGTTGTTGGTAGAATTAATCCATTTTCAGCATAATATCTTTGCACCTGTGGGACGGAGCGAGGATTGATATCTCGCCCAACAATACCACTAATTTGAATTTCAATTTTTTCTAGTTCTGATTCGAATTGTTTGTGGAGTTCGGCATTGTAATCGAGGTCGAACGTGAGCCCTGCCATTTCAAGGTCAATGAGGACGTTTCCTGCACGAACCAAAAAATCGTGTTTCCGTCTATCGTCCACAGACATCTCACGAGAGAAAAGTTCAAAAAGGTCCCAGGTACAGACGACATCATAAGCGTTATACCGATAAAGGATGGCCCGTGGAATATCAGCATAGTTACCGCTGCGCGGGACATACTGCCGTATCTCCTGCTCATAATCGGGTGCACCTAGTCGTTCGATGGAAAGCTGCTTAAGTCCATGGCGTCCAGGACGTTCATCAAGACAGTTGGAGGCAAGCATCGTGTCAAACCATAGCTTTTGCTCACCCGCCACGTTACGAAGTCCGGCAAGGTCAAATTTTCCGTTGTGAGCAATGAGTTTAACTCTTGGTAGAACGTCCCTGAGTGCAGTTCCAACAAGGGGGTGGTTAATGGCGTTCTCCCCAAGTACCACAGCTTGTCCCCGCGCAAATGAGATGCCCAAGCAGAGCAAAGGGTATTCACTTGGATGGACGTAAACGCTGTCTTTTTCAACGCCACATTCAATGTCAAGTACGAAGCGATCAAATCTGCTTCCAAGTTCCTGCACCACTCGCGCGGCAATGACAGGATCGTCAAATACCCTGATTTGTGGCTCAGCCCAATCATTGACTTTCCAACCTTTTATTTTACCTACGTCAGTGACAAAGTCTGGAAAGGCATCTGGAGACCTAAGACAATAAGCTGGATGCCAAGTAGCAATTACGCCAATTTTGGAATCTAACTTGTAGGGTTTAGAAGGTCCAACTCGGAGCTTCCGCATCGACGATTTATTGCCGTCTAGGAGAGAGTACGCAGCCGCTTTTCCCACAGCAAGGATCGTGCTCACACCGCTCTCCGCAAGCTCTCTGTGGAGACGAGGAGCGCACGCGGCCAGCGCAGCTTTAGGAGGATCTTCATTGCCGTCCGGTCGACAAAGTACACTATTGGAAATCATTACATCTTGACGATCTAAATTGTGATGCCTAAGAACCTGGTTTAAAAGATCTCCTGAAGGTCCGGTGAAAGGTATGCCATATGCAGCTTCGTACGCACCAGGAGCTTCGCCGATGACGGCTATCTTCCCGGATGGTTTTGGATTTAAAGTTGGCACGTATCCGCCGCGATGCTGATAAGGGCAACGCTCGCATTCAGCATAGGGATGCTTACGAGTTTCCATAGGATTTAAAACCCTCAGACTTAGGCATCTGTCGGAAGATGTAGAGCACAGTAGCTAAGTTTGCAATATCGGCCAACATCGCGTCAACGTCATCCGGTGGGTTAATCATTTCCCATCGCTCTGTCCTGATGTCTTCAAACTTACGAAGTGCATCTTCTTGCCAAGTCATTTTACCAACCCATAATTTTCTGCATAAGAGTCTTCTTCATCCCTCTGTGGCATCCTTGATGAAGGTACCGCTTCCAGATTGGTACGGAGAAATGACCGAAAACCGCACCAACCTTGAATTCATACGTGTGCGAATAAGACACTTTTCCTCCTACATCCACATTTGGAATCTACGTTCCCCGTTAACGTTATTAAGTTTAATAAGACGACGTTGTTCCATGGTTTTGAAAAGAAGATCTGCACGCTTTGAATCAAGCTTGAAAATATTCATAAGTTCTGCCCGGGAAACTCCCATCTCTGTGGAGCAAACAAGCTTATGAATCTTGTCCATTAGTCGCTCATCATAGGTCTTTCCAAGACCGGTAATGATCTCGTTGGAGTAGGCACGCCATTCCCGGGCATAATATATAGCATGTAAAAGATCTTGCATGGTTACTTGCACAACATCGCCACGTTGTGTGCTTGCCGCAATGAGTATGGAACTTTTTAGGGTAGATTTCGCAAGACGGTCATAGACCGGAGTTAAGTATTCTAATCCAGTATCAAGAGCAGTTTCGGTAAGAAGACGCTCAAATTCATTGTATCGTTGCCATGCTTCCGGGGAGAGATAAGCCTTGACACTCTTATTAATTGTGCCTATTGTCTCGCCATTGCTGACAACATTAGTACTTCCAACGTAGTGGTTCCTCATATCAATTAGCTCGTTCTTGATGAATTCCCGTTCTTCTAAATCACGAGGGATTGGTGGACCCATTGGCTGAACGCGGGAAGTATCGGGCTCAGCAGTGATTATCACGAATCGAGGAAGAAATCCACCAACTACCAAATCTTCGGTTAAGATCATTTGGGTTTTTGACTTCGGACCACCAACATACATGAGGAAAACTGGATCTCTTATCTCAATGGTTTCTTTACGAAGTAACCGTTTTAGTGGTTCACCATCGTAGAGTTTTGTTAGCTGCTCGGCAAAGCCCGCCATGTAATCTTTGTGAGCTATGATTTCGAGAAGTCCGGCAAACTCATCACGAAGGAAAATCGATGGTTGTCCGGGACGATCACGCATTCCAACGAGAATTCCCTCAGGTGAGCTATCTGTGGCTAACAGATATTGCTCATCAATTTCGTAAAGGAGCTTCATCGCAATGTTCATGGCTGTGGTCTTACGGGTTAGGGTTGTGTTTCCAAGTAACATGAACCACAAGTTAGGGATTATGGAACCAAAGTTTGTGTGTAGTTTCACGTTTCCGGAAAGCAAGGAGCTAAGTATCATAAAGGCGCCAGATTGATGATACTGCACGGCGGCATCTGTTAACCGAGATGCCCAGGTTATGTACTTTTCAACAAATGTTTGCCTGCTTTGTACCAGTTTTATTTCTTCTTTAGTAATTAGTTCTGGAATCGTTGCCCCGGCTGTGGGCAATAGATTCATAACTTCGACCTGCTTGATATAAGCCTTGTCTAACTCGCGCCATAATTCTGTTTCTGGTCGGCCATCACGCTTGTATTTGTTACAATTAGCTCCCCAAGCAATTATAAATGCATCTGCTCGTGGTATGTCTTGTTCTGACAACTGCTTGAGCAAGGCCCACATTGTTCCACTCCAGTCATCTTCTGGAACTGTGTAGAACAACCTATAGAAGCCTTGATCGAACGCATATCTTTTTAGTACTTGTTCGGCATTTTCATCGGAAATTGGTTCAGGTTCGGAATTAAACTTTTGGAGTGCTTGAACGTGAGGATAGCGATCAAAATCCCTAGTACGATAGAGCAAACGTCCTGCATCGAGCACGGTAACAATTGGAGCTTGGCCAATGTCACCATACTTATAATTGGGAGTATATGGAATCCGAAGAAGCTGACTAAGATCCCAACCTGATTTATCGGCACCCTGATCTGCGTGGTAATATGCAATCTTTCGGCTTATATCCTCAGCCAAATTTGGCTCGACTGGATCTTCCATGAGCCAAAGAGCCTGATATCGGCCTTTAGATGTTTCAGTAAGGATGGATGGGGGAACTAGGAGATGTCGTGGATCACACGTATCAAGATCAGACCACACGTTAGTGCACGTAGTTATGTATTCTTTATGCTTATTTCCGGGCTTACCGTAAAGGCTAGGACAGAAATAGGCATGGACTAGCTTCTGCGAATTTTCTTCAATATTAGCCAACATTTCTTCAAGTCGAATTGGCCATTCGAAGAATTCTTTACGCATCTTACGGGAATTATGATCAAGGTATGATATGCATACATAACCTTTGGCGGACCCGAATACTAGCTTAAAGAACGTGCGTCTCTGCTCAGAAGTATCTTCGACTAGGTCCCGAAAGATCGAATAATTCATATCACCACCTTTCGGAAGTATGCGACCCGCCTCCAATTAAGGAAGCGGGTCGCCCTAATTGGAGGTCTAAGGGAGAAGCTGAGAATTGCCTTGCTTTACCACCACGTTAGCCGGCTTGTAACCGTTAACGTTGAAACGCTCTGGCAGATCTTTCTGAGCCTTCTTGTTATACCCAGCAGGGATCTTTGTGCCACGAACGTTTATATCACGGCCAATAAGGTCATCTTCCGAAGGAAGCTCAAATTCCCCAGGAGTAATGTCATAGCCCAAAGCCTTGAGGAATTGAGAAAGCGAGGCAAGAGTGCCGTTTTTTCCTTCGAAAAGCATGATGTTGGAATAGATGCGATTCCCAGCATACTTATCGGTTTGAACGACGAACTGAACATTCCAAAACGGCTTGCCAGCATTAGTGCTGTCCGGCTTAACTTCGCGAGTTTCGATCTCAACGATTTTTGTATGATATTCCCCGGTAGGGAGTACCTCTCTGGCGTTGGATTCAGCTTCGTCTTTACTGAAGTTTACCTTCAGACCCATTATTCGATTTCTCCCTGTTGTGTAGTAGGCTCCAAACGGAACCCATTGTTGGGTTTTCAATCGTTAGGGTTAATGCGTTAGAACGATCCTTTGCCACGGTGTCTTCTGTTTGACCACAGAGAAGCATTCTTTTGTTTTCCTGATCTATCTCCTTTGTATAAAGGTAGACAACTATATCAAGAAATCCAGCAACTTCGTCCTTTAGTTTACCAGACAAGGATGGCTTACGCTTTATCGTACCAGTCCGTTGATTTTTTTCGGCCTGGACAAGAGCAGTAAAAATTGTATTAACAGGGAGATCACGAAATGCCCGGACATATTTCCGGGTTTGTTCTAGGTTTATGTTCCACTCACGGATTCCAGGAACATCGGCATCGCGTTCCTCATGTTCCTCTACCAGCTTCCTCATAACAGCATCCATAGACATCTTCTGGACTTCTGTTAATGAGTCAATAACAATAGTGGTGAATCCGTGATTTCCACTATACAAAGCATCATACACGCCCTGCATTTGATGCCAGTTCTTAACTCGAACTGTCTCAACATCTGGATAGGTGTCCCTAAGAGTTAGGGTTCCACCCTCAACGTCAATGAACAAAACTTTCCGCATTGCAGGAACATCGTCAGAAGATCCAGCCAATCGAGTTTTTCCTGCACCCGATTCACCGTAGATCAACATGTTAACAAATGGAACTTTCTGGCTTACTTTTTCAATAGGAATACCAGCAATTTCCGATAAGCTCATTTGTCACCTTTGATGAATGAGTGAAAAGTTTCACCCAGCCTATCAGGGGCATATTGCCTGGTCAAGAGCGCGTATCGGACACTGCTAGTCAGCCAAACGGACAATATCTACATAAAAAATGATCATTTTTTAGTTTTAATTAAAGTTATTTTTCCTTGGTTGTACCATCTGGATAAACCATAACACGTCTACGACCGACAGTCTTGGCGTAAACGCTAGTGTACCACGTGCCAGAATGTGGTTGCCATTTGAACGACGCAGGAACAACAATCAACACTTCACACTCTTGGACTATATCCCTATTCCGTTCTAAGTAATCCTTTTCCGGGCGTACCTCGATAGATAATGTTAATGCAGCTTCGGAAATAAATCGCTTATCCACAGGTGGGCATGCCACACAGGTATACCCCAAATCATGGGCCATCATGGTAGCTTCTTCGTCCACGCCTATGCAAGCTCCATGATAAAGTATGTTTTCTTTACCCATGAAGCTCTTTATTATTCGCCTAAGATTATCAGATTGTTCTTCCGTTATTGGACCATATCGAGATCCCGTTATTCCGACTCGCATTCAGTTTCCCACCAAACTTCTTGGCTGAACTTGTCTATTCTGGCCCATTTGTGTTGTTTAGCAAATTTCATTGCTCTAATTAGCGGCTCTATTTCGTTCTTTTCGTCTATAATGTAGAATGTTTTTTGGAATGCTCCGTCAGGATCGCCGTACCATACAACGAATTTGCTCCACATTTAGCAACACTTACTAAGGTGATTTAATAAACGCCTAGCCTTAATTCGCCAATACTCTTGGTCATCAGCATCACCACTATCCCAATCAACAATGCTTTCGACACCTCTAGCTTCAGCTATCATGCTATGGAACCATTTAGCTGTTTCCTCAACCATCTTCTCGTTATATTCGAACATCAATACTCCGTTGGAAAATTACTGGAATCATATCCAGGTGGATAACAATTGTCTTTCCCGCGTTGACAACAACCATACCAAATGCAATCGAAATATCCACCATCTTTGCAACCACTACTCTGTGCTGGCGGCTTTTTCTTCCCAGTAGTGTTGGGTTTTCTTCTCAAAAAGCGTAGAAAGGGTATATTCAAAATCCTCACCCATGTTCTTACCAAGACAGGGCTGCCTGAACAAACAGGTATTGCAGGTGAACCTCCCAGGCTGTGGATATACTCTGGGATTGTTCACCATGTCTAATGCTTCGAGATAGACGTTCTTGCCAATCTCTTCTATCTCATGGTCGTTCTTGTGAATCTGATGACGTTGGTGGAACCTGGGGCCATCCGCCTTTAGCCAATTGAGGTAATCGTCATAAAGTCCCACAGCCAGGGCAGTAGGATCGTTCTGCTCGAAAGTAGTTTTAGCCAACGCATACGTGGTCATAAACTGCTTGTTGGTGGAATACTTTCTACCCTTGTAGAGACGCGAAAGTTCCTCCGGTGGCTGTGGATACGCCTTCTTAATCTCAACGTAGACAAAACCAGCGACAGGAATATTATAGTGAGTTTTAAGTGCCCAACAGTAAGATGCAATTTGATCGTCGAGTTCAAGGAAAGCTTCCTCGGTTCCTTCATTTAACATCCGCGCGGTTGTTTTCCAGTCAAAAATCCAGTATCGACCTTCGTCGTCTTGGGCCAACATATCCAGTCGGCCGCCGTAGGTTACTGGAAGACCACGCCAATGATCTTCAAAATAGTTGTCTAGTCTGTCATTAAGTTTGACCTGCAAATCATCGTGATGTTTAACTCCTGCATCAGAGTTTTTCCAACGCCTCCGACATTGCTCACATTTACAGTTAATCAACTCGCCCTGTGGACCCGTGATGGGTACCTCAAATTCGACCTCTACTTCCACAGGGCGGAAGCCTTGGTCGTAATGTGGGCTAATCGTTTCACAATAGAACTTAATCATATTGGTGCCAAGTTCAATACGTTCCTTGTAGTCTACAAGAACGTCAACCTCAGGCTCACCATTAAGAGTCTTAAAACGCTTAAGTTGCATGTCGCATTCACTACGGAAGCCAGACAATGCAGCAAGCTTCATTATTTCTTGATCTTTGGCCCAAAACTCCGGAGCGTAGAAAATTTCCATGGCCTTATGGAAAGCCACGCCAAACTCCAACGCCTTCGGCGTGACCACAGGGTAGAGCATGTCACGGTAAGCCCAGTTCCACCTACGACGACAACCACGAAAAGAGCGCCGTTCGGACGTATGCAGACTGTGGACGAGCTTGTTATCGATATAGTCTTTTACTGTCCACTTATCCATTTGACTCCTTATTCCGTCGATCGCGTTCGGTTTTCGTCTCCGCGTAGGTCGTCCGGCAGGAGCCGGATCGCCTCGGCGGCCAGGGTGCGCAGGTCGGCGCGGGCCGGTGTGGCGGTCACGCGGTGTCGCGCATGGAAGGTCGTAGCTCAATCATTGCCGTCTCCTAACCAAAGAAGAACGCCACCAATCACGCCAATAACAAATACTATTAACACCAAATCAATCATTTTACTTCCACAAATTGTTTTGGTGGCGCGTCCAATCCTGCTGCATTAACAATTTTAGCCACAAGTGCCCATGCGCCATCACCAAATCGATGGGAAAGTGGCTCTTCTTCGAGATTGGATCTGGTAATACCATTTATATTGATTGTCCAATCGTACTGACAAATATCATTTCCGGTTGGACGATTAGGACTTAATCGTCTAGCAATGAGATATCCTATTTGTTGCTCATTGACCATAAGCCGCATGTGAAGGGCCATTAATTTATTTCCTTTATTAGTATGTGCAACATACTCGCAATATCTTGCACAGTACCGTCAGGACGGCCACCCGCACCTAATCTGCTCGCACTTTGCGTATATTGACAGAACATACACAACCAGTGCCCTCCCACGTTTCTGCCATATTCCCGAGAATAGTTGGTAAGTTCCGTTGTCTCAGTACCACAGTGAGAACATGATTCAGGTTTTGTTTCTCGTTCGGGACGGCGCCGTTCTACTTCCTCAGCAAAAGTTTCATCCATTTTATTTCCTAACGATATTAATAATACCTATCAGGATTGCAACTACGATCAAAAACGTCCAAAACGAGAATATGTAGGAATACCATGGTGCTGGTTCTTCATACACTGCATTCGGGCAGTTGTGGATATCGAAAGCCTGAGCGTTGTACGACTCATCCGTACCTACGACTAAAAATCCACAACTGCATTCAATACGAGTTGTTTGTGGATCTATATTCTCACGTGGTGAGTCACCGTAGGAGGATGTTTCTTCGTTGTCATCCATTTTATTTCCTTCTCAGAAGTCGACGCCTAGCGAACCAACCCTCACGACGCCATTTCACGCCCATGTAGCCGGGATCGTACTTGTCACGGTAGGCGACCCAAGTCTGTCCGCACTCGCACTGACGGACGGTGCCCGGATGGTCAAAAGAGACCTCCATCCAGATGCCGTAGTCGTTGGGGCCACAGTAGTGGGGGAGGCTCGGTTCGCTAACTACCCTGCTCATCGATCTCTTTTCTAGGGTTTAAAGAATAGTAAAGACGGTCAATATCTTCTTTGTTGTAACGACGATGATTGCCAAGTGTTCGAACAATATGAACGTTGTTCTCTGCTAGCTTTCCGCTAGTTTCCCAACGAACAACCGTACGAGAATCTACCCGAAAAAGAGAACATACTTCCTGAGGAGTGTACCATTCCACATCGGAAGGTAACTCCGCGGCTAGATCCTCTGGAGTTACAATTTTGTCATCGTCATCACTCATTGATAATCTCCCACTTATAGGTGGAACTAATTTCTTCAGCAATCTCGTCTATTGATGTTTCTCCTTTGTTTACACTCTCCATATCCACCTTTAACGCTGCATCAAGCGTGGTAACGTTTAGTTGAATGTAAAAATCTTCATCGTAATTTGGGATATATTCATACACGCTGGTTTGAACAACCCGAATCTTCTCTATCATATAAGATATCTCCCAATTATTACACCAACAGTAACTAAAACCACTACTGCGTCTAGAATTAGAACGCCAATTAAAATCTTTTCTTTCTTATCCATTTAGCAAGGTGCATTTGGTAGATTATGACAAGCTACTACCCGGGCATTATTACTATAGTTAAACAGTAGGGCGCCAGGCAGTGAAAGCAAGGTCGCTGTAACAACTAAAACCAATAACCGCTTCATTCCGAATCTCCTAACCTTCTGCCTTCAACCCGAATAATACGCCAAGCTAGTTTTTCAACTGCTTGAGCTAGTACATGGAGCATTTCAATATCAGTTAGATTATGACTTCTTTGGCATTCAATAAGTTGTAGAGTTACCTTTGCTTCAGCGATTCGTACTTCCTGATCTCTCTTATTTATTTTCATCGCTTCAATATTCCTTCGCTTAAATCAAAGAAAGAATCAGTTTGATCTTCAACCTTTTCCCCAAGCAACTCAAGAATCCAACTCCACTTCAAGTTGATTTCTTCCTGTCGCTTGGCATCAATGGTGTTTCTGGAAATTATATCGATTACCTGTACTGCGTTCTTCTGGCCGATTCTGTGGAGCCTATCTTCCGCCTGTCGATTAAGAGCAGGACTCCACGATCTATCAATAAAGACAACCGTCGAGGCAGCGGTAAGCGTAATACCAATTCCACCAGCCGCGATCGTACCGGCTAATACTCTAACGTTTCCATTTTGGAAGTTATTAATAAGTAATTCTCTATCGCTCGGAGATGTGTCTCCGATAAACAATCCGTGCGAAATTTTTGCCTTCTCAAGACGCTTTCCCAACATCTTAATAACTTGCGCAAACTGGCTGAATACCACAACCTGCTCTGCTGTGGACCCAATAATCTGCATGACCGCATCGAGCTTTGTCGATGGCTCGTCCAAGAACATTGTTGGAACTTCTTTTATTTCTCCTGTGTACCTATCACGCTTCTTGACAATTTCAATCTTACCAAAAGCGTCGGAGAATTGCTGAAGTCGGGTTAGCTGCGCGATGACCACAGGGGCAGAGATTGGTTCGTCTTCATGTTCACCAACCCAGGCAAGCATATCCTTGCGCATGCTCTCGTAAGCCTTAGCCTGCTTAGAATGCAAATCAACTTCGACCTTAGTGAAATACTTGTCCGGTAAGTCGACTAGAACATCTTCCTTGCGCCGTCTAATATAGAATCCGGACATTTCTCGTTGGAGTTCGGGAGCATGAGCCACACCAACGATAGTCCGATAGCCATCATAGTTGGTGTAAATGATGTGCTTATCGTAATAACGCCAATAAGATGACCAGTACTCGGGATACAGCCAATGGAGAATACTCCACAAATCGTCCGGCTTATCGAACGCGGGAGTCCCAGAAAGTCCAGTCTTGTAGATTGTCTTAAGTGATTTCAATACCTTGCTCTGCTTGGCCTTTCTATCCTGAATCGCATGAATTTCATCACCAATGATATGGAACCATTTTAAGCTTTGAAGTTCTTCTTCGAGAATTCTTAAAGCTTGCCAGTGAAGAATGTATACGTCCGCAGAATCATTGGCTAGCGCCCTAAGGAATGGAATTCGATTCTTGTTATCAATGGCAACTACTCGAAGTTCGGGAGCCCATTCGGCATAATGCTCTTTCCAAGAGGAAATAATCCCAAGGTAGGTAATGACTAGCGTTTTTGGTTTAGCAATAAGGTTTGGTTGCTTAATGCGACGTGCGCTATCTAGGACGACGGCCTGTGGGGTCTTTCCAAGGCCCATGTCATCGCCCAAAAGAGAAGATCTTTTATCGATCAGGAAGTTGACCGATATCTTCTGAAAGTCGTACAGTTCCACCGGTCACCACTTCCATAATAACCTTTAAAAAATCCGACGGCTTTGGATAATCTGTCGTCATATATGGTTGGTAATTGGCTGCAATTTTGATGTATGCATCAATTAATTCGTCAGAAATATTATTCTTCTCACATATGTCTATACACTTTAAAATTTCCGGTAGTTCCATTGGATAGAAAGTCGGATCATCGAGAATAGTCTTAAGATGATTCATCATTTTAGCCTAACGATCGACGAATTTCTTCGTCTACTCGTGCTCGAATTTCTTCCGTTCGATCCGGTATTGCTGGAAATTGCTTGGAATGCTTTTGTGCCTGCACTACGGTGCCATCTTTACGAACCTGAACTATCCATGGCGCTCCTCCTGCCCACCGACAACGGCCATTATTCTCACATACGAATTTATGTATGCGCGACCCGTCCCGTTGTGGGTCCGAGCCGTCAGCGCGCCCTGGTAGCTCACACAGCGGGCAGCGGGAGGCTTCCTCAAGCGTGGTATCTGCCACGATTCACATCCAATCGTTGCTCTAACCGATTAACTTTGCTTTCCAAAACGGTTATTCTATGCAATGCAAGATTTAATGAATCTTGAACGCGATCAGATTTCGTCATAAGTTGTGGTCTGTCGAACAAAATAGATCTTTCTTTAAGCTTAATATATTCTAATACGTCTGGTTCGTCCATTACTCTATAAATACTTGGTGTAGCGTACGCACCATGCCGAATTTTCTTGATCGAACCAAGCGATTCTAACACGCTCATCGAAGAATAAACATACTTGAGCTTCATGGAGAGAGCATCGGCAATTTCTTGGCCAAAACCTCTCCATATAAACAATTCTCCTTTTCGCGAAGAAAAGGGTCCAGCTAACTCTTCCCAGGTAGATTCCATCTTTCTAGAATCAAGATACTCAAACACCTGGACAATACCTTTAGGCAGCAGATTGACGATTTTTACCACTCCTGCCATATAGCATGTAATATAAAGTAGTTCGTTTAATACCAGTTAGCTCGGACAATTCGGTCATATTATAAATTCGTAATTGAGTTCTAATTGTTTCGATTAATTCATCTCGTAGTTCTTTTTCCGTCAGTTCACCATTTTTCCAGTTTTCTACTCGCTCCCTTATCTCCTCCAATTCATCCATTGCTACTCCCTTTAAGGAGTGTTGGTGATGTGTAGCATTCAGATCTATAAGGAATCCAACCAGCCCAATTCCATGCTACACATTCTTATCTGGCTGCCCAGACCAACACTTCAATTAATCGTCAACCTTCGGCGGAACAAACACCGAAGGCATCATTTCATCCTTCCTAATGGAAAGGAAGGTGTAAGATCGACCATTCACCCAAGCGTTCCAAGCCTTGATCCAAACGCCCAACTGATCGGGCACTGAAACCTTGCGATTAGGCTCGGAAAGACCCGACATGTAGGTACGCAGGGCAATTCGCGCATCACCAGAGCTAAGGTTAGTTCCCTCGGCGTAGCCTCGAACAAATTCCTTGATCCTAGTGTCGTTTTTGGGAAGACGTCGACCAATCAAATAAATTCCTGCACTAAGTGCGTTTGGTGACATCTTTGATCCGCCACGGAGCCCTGTAAGACTTCGAGCCAAAGCTACGGCTTCCTGCAATTCATCGCCGTACTTTTCGACGGCTTCGGAAAGTTCATCGTTTGGAATCCGAGTGCGACTAGCGGCACGCATTTCAGAGCCATAGCGATCATAGGCGTAAATCAACTTCGCCGCACCAGACAGGGTGTTAGGAAAATCCTTCTTCTCTGTGGAAAAGGTGTCTCCACCCGTACGACCCGCGCCAACGTCTACCTTCATAAAGTTTTCCACAGGCATACCGACGGTGACGTTGATGTCGAGGGTAAAGTTTTCGAGTACAGCGGCCGAAAGACGGTGCTGTCCGTCCTGCAATTCAGGAATGGTGTTGAAAGCAATTCCCTGGTGTGTGTACGCCCATCGACCACGACGCATCAAACTAGCCCAATATTCGACACGTGTTGGTCGTAGAGGCCGGTTAGCAGTATTGAGTTCGTCCAGAATCTTTCGAGAAAGCTCCGGAACGATGAGAAGTCGCTTTGTTTCGGGGAATTCGTGAGGCCCGAACAACCAGGAAATATTAGGTACCTGTGGCCCTAAAGGGCCAGCGGCCTTAGTAACCGAAGAAAGTCGACGCTGAGCCTTGACAAGCGCAAGCTCGTTCCTTTCTCGCTCAACCTCGATGCGCTGCTTTCGTTCCTCTTCTTGCTGCTCTAGGTATATCTCTTCATCACGATCGAAACCTGCATTCCTCAACTGGCGCATGACGTTCTTCAACCAGTTGGTGTCTGACGGTGTACCGTGCAGTTGAATCTTTGTACGAGTGTTGGGCGAGGTGATACGCCACAACCAGTCATTTGAACCACCACCGGCTTCTACGGCATCATTGCCCCAGACTCGCCGGATCCTGCCAACAAGGGCATTAGCTTCGCTTCTCGGCGTAGGCATCTGTCGATACCTCCTCTTCATTAAGAAGTTCTATTTCGTCGTGTGTGTTGTCTTCTTTTTCAATTATGATAAAATCTGAAATTGGCTTCTTGAGAAACATTAGAATATTTACCAGGATATCAGCGCGAACGCTCTTGGCTTTATGCAAATCATGCAGTGTTGACTCACCAACGTGAATTCTAGCACCAATTCTTGCCCAAGAAAGTTTGCCAAATCGGTGAGTTCGCTTCTTGTCTACAGCTTGAAAAAGCTTTGGATAGTCGATATTATAGCGATGCAATTTTTCCTACTTAATCGTCGTTGATGGAGCTTTCATCAATTTGCAGTACGTCATCTACCTCGCCGAGCGCATGCTCACGCAAAAGATCAAGGCGCTCATCTTGATCCAAGTCCTGCCAATCGTCAACATCTATTTCCGATTGGAAATCGGTTCCGTTGATCTGGTAGATGAACTTTACCATAGTCACTACTTTACCTCCGCTGCAATCTTCTTCCACTTAACATGGATCCTGCGAAGTTCATGTTCACTGTAACCGTAACTACCAGCATATTTAGCGCTCCATTCGCGCCAAATCTGGTCGTATGTTTTGACTACCATAACTCACCCCCAAGAACACTTGGCTATGCCATAATCCGTCTTTGAATCTTTGATAATGCCATTCATCATTATCGTACATGACGCTAAAAGGCTTTTGTTAAGATTTCTAACGGTTAATTTAATTTGACTAACGCCGTCATATGGTGGACTTTTCAGCCATGGATTACTGTTGGAGATTTCATCCTGCCAAGGACCAGATCCTATCTTATAGGATACTGAACCTGGTTGGTTTTGCCAATCGCCCTTGAGAACTAGCTTGTTATTATTTTCTGTTTTGGGAAAGAGTGGCTCAAATCCATCCGAACCAAAAAAGAATCCTTCGGGTGATACACCAAAAACGAATAAACCACCAATCAGCAATAGGATTCCAAAGAACCAAATTTTTACTTTTAACACGCGCTCCCAGTAGGAATCGAACCTACATTTCGACTTGTCTGCTCGCGTATTACCATTATACTATGGGAGCGTTTTACCATTTACCGGAAGAACCTACTTGCTGGCCTAAAATCAATGAGCTTAATCTTCACTAACCTTGGCCCACTATTGTCGCTATATGGACCACGTAGCATTTAATCCACCTTAGCCGGCATGGGAACCATCAAGGTAAATTCACTAGCCGGAAACTCGCCAGAAACTAGCCAACTAAGGAATTCTTCCCAAGTAAAGGGCTTTGTTCCAACAACTGCCGTCGTGTACCACATATCATTAGCCTTAATAGCCGCGTAATCGAAAGTGGTGCCGTTCTTTTCATACTTCTTGCTGAACTTGACTACTGTGCCATTTTCGAATGTGTCGGCACCAAAGCTGTCAATAAGATCCATCTTCTCCTTGAGAAGACGCTCACGCTCACGCTTCTTCATCTCGGCCCGGACATCCGAGTCCACAGACTTAGGTGTGTCGCTCTTGGCGACACTGACAGAATTGCTGTTGAGTTCGTAAGAAACCTGATACGGCATTGAATGTGTCACTTTCTGTAGATCTTCAAGAGGGGTTTCGGATTTAATGTAATAGATACTACTGCCGGGTTCATTTCTATAAACATAATCAGCTGACACTTCGTATGTACTACCAGCTTCAACTTTGAATTCGTATGTACCAGTTGGACCAGGTTCTATTTCTATTTTATACCTCGCCCAAGGCGATGTCTTTACGCCCATTACTTGTTTGTAATCTGTACGCCACTTGGCCCGAAACAATTCCATCCCGCCGGGAAACCCTTGCCATCTTCCACAGCCTTAATGGTGCCCTGAATGCAAAGCTGCTGAATAGTAGCGGGTGACGC